TTGATATTGCATATTACTACAAACCTAAACCACCTTTACTACAAGACATATTTGGTCACAAAGTAAACTTTACAGAAGATCAAATTAAAGGCTCACAAATCTATAATGAAAAAGACGCTAAACATAATTTAAGATTTAATACAGAAAACGAATCATTTGGACATACATCACTTGGTGGTGACGGAGTTAAAATAGGAACATGACACAAGAAGATATTATTGTTATATACAAAAAAGTATTTCCTACAGGATACGAACCTATTACTGTGGAACGCATGATAAGATTTGCAAGATTAATAGAGGAGAAAATAACACATGGCTAAAAAACCATATATTAAAGTAGTAAGCATTAAAGACAGAACAGATGGTGATTGTGATTTAAAGTTAGATATTAACGAAACAGGTAAAGAATTGCTTATGCAAGCAGGTATTCAAAAAGCATTATCAGATTGTATTGTAGCAAACTCAAAGAAACTATCATTTTGGGATAAACTACAAATTTGTTGGAATATATTAAAATGAAAAGTGTTCTTAAAAAAAGAACAATCGTAGCTAAAAGTAGAACAATATGATTACTTATGCTACTAAACAAGTTGGTGGTAAATTATTATTGCGCAGATGGTTTAAAATGAGAAGCTCTGATAAAAACAAAAGAATTTATGCTGAAATAGAAAAGCTACGCAAAAAATGGTGGCATTTTAAAACAAGGTGGGATTAATGTTAAGTATGGATCGTTTATTATGTATATGTGAGGACTGGGCATTGTATATGAGATCCCATGATAGCCATAAGCTAGGCTTTCCCAAAAAAGCTGTTGGTTTCAGTTCAGGTGGCGAATCAACAGCAGATGCGTTTGAAGATATGGTATCAGCTCAAGACTTAAAAAATGTACATATTATAGACGCTATTATTCATAGCTTACCTAAAGAACAGCAAGATGCTATTTATTGTAGGTTTCTTAAAACTAGAAAACCTTTTGCTTATGAGTTTAAATTAGAGCTTGCCTTTGATAACCTACTCACTATTGCAGATAGACGTATAAATGCCTAAATTTTTATTTAATTATTAAAGTTTCATGCAAATTGAGGTCACTTTTTTAATATAAATCAATAATTTAAGTGTAAACATGTGTAAAATATACTTTACATTTGTTTCATTCAATATCGTTTTGCCAGCATTTTGAGTGAAAACCATATTTACAGGCAAAATAATTCACACAAGCAGGTCAAATTTTGATATAATCGCAGTTGTGGGATAATTGTATCTATATGTTCCATAAAAGCTCACTTAAAACGTGGGCTTTTTTTATTTCAATCATTCGGAGCAATAAAATTAAAATAAGCGTATGCGAGAGTTGTGGCGAGGTATATGACTATACTGGCTACCCTACTTGCCCTGAATGTATTAGAGATGGTGATACTACAAAAATAGACAAAGAGATACCAAAATTACTCCAGAAAGCCAAAGATGCCATACAACGAACAACAACATAAATTATTTGAAGCTGCAGCACACTCTCCAACAGTTGCAAAAAGAGTTGGCATACCGCAAGGAACTGCTCAAAAGATGGCATCAGAAGGTGTAAAGAAAGACCCACATAAATTAGCTAAGGCTTTGATGACAAAATGATCGGCTCACCAGAAAACAATTTTAACACTATGCAAAACCAACAACCTAGAAATCAAATGCTAGGTAATGCTTTGCGTAATACACCAAGCACTCAAAATTATAGACAACCAAACATGCTATCACCTAATCAATATGGTAGCCCAACGCCACAAATGTCTAACATGCAAATGCCACAATCTAATGCTGGCTACAATTTACAACCTATGATTCCTAATTACCAACAAATGCCACAAAGCCCTATCGGTATGAATCAACAAGGACAAAATAGATTTGGTGTAGGTTTAGCAAGACCCATGCCACAACAAACTCAGGTATCCTAACTTAAAAATTTAAAGTAAACTTAACGAGGAATCAGGCTACCCTGATTATTAGTACATGGCAGAAAAAACAGAAACAAATCCAAAGGGTGCAGGCGCACCTTTAGGGCATACCAATTCTAATAAAAACAATAGGATATGGGGAAATATAATTAAAAAATATGCTGTGCAAGAAGATTATAAAAGACTTCATGCTTTAGCTGAGAAATTATATGAAAAAGCAGCTGAAGGTGATTTAGCTGCAATTAAAGAAGTTGGTGATCGTTTAGACGGTAAAGCCACACAACAAATAGACCAAACTACAGAACATAGTGGTGAGGTTACATATACATGGAAGAAGTAGTAATACCCTATTCTCCACGAGAAGCATTTTATCCATTACACGATAGTGATAAAAGATGGATGGTAGTTGTTGCTCACCGTAGAGCAGGCAAAACTGTAGCTTGTGTTAATCATCTTATAAGAGATGCTATGACAACACACAGGACAGACTTTAGAGGTGCTTATATAGCTCCGTTCTATCGTCAAGCTAAATCAGTTGCATGGGATTACTTTAAATACTTCACAAGAGTTATACAAGGCACTACGATAAACGAGTCTGAAATGCGAATAGACTTTGCTAACGGTGCAAGAATACAATTATTTGGTGCGGATAATGCAGATACCTTACGAGGTCTGTTTTTTGATTGCATCATAGCTGACGAGTATGGTGACTGGAAACCATCCGTCTGGAATTATGTTATACGTCCTGCATTGGCTGATAGACAAGGTAAAGCTATTATTATTGGCACGCCTAAAGGTCGCAACCAATTCTGGGAAGTGTATAATCGTGCTACTACCAGTAGCGAATGGCTGGCTCTCAAGATCACAGCATCAGAAAGTAATATACTTCTGTCAAGCGAATATGATTCTCTAAAATCAGAGATGACTGAAGATGCTTGGCGACAAGAGATGGAATGTGATTTTGACGCTGCTATACCTGGTGCTATATGGGGTAGAGAGTTATACCTAGCAGAGCAAGAAAACAGAATCACAGAAGTTAAGTATGATAAAGAAGTACCTGTACACACCGTATGGGATCTAGGATATAGTGATGATACTGCTATATGGTTCTATCAAGTCATTCATGGTGAAGTCCATGTCATTGACTATTATGCTTCAAGTGGTAAAGAAATAGCTCACTATGCTGCGCAAGTGCTTACCAAACCCTATCAATTTGGATTACATCATTTACCGCATGACGCTAAAGCTAAAACTCTAGCATCTGGTGGCAAATCTATCGTAGAGCAATTAGCTACTCACTTTGAGTGGAAGAATATGCGCATCACTACTAATCTATCTATGATGGATGGTATTCAAGCAGCAAGACTTATGTTTCCGAGAGTATGGATAGATAAGGAAAACTGCGTAGATGGTATAGAAGCTCTAAAGCAATATCAACGTGAATGGGATGAGGATCGCAAGATATTCAAAGATAAACCTAAACACGATTGGACATCTCACGCTGCTGACGCATTTAGATATTTAGCTGTATGTTGGCAAGAAGAAGCAAAACCAGAACAAAAGGATACAGAGATGCGTGGTATCCATGTAGGTCAAACAAAAGTAACATTAAACGAATTATGGGATACAGTCCCTAAAACACAAGGTGGAAGGATATAAAATGGCAGGAACAGCACAAAACGTAGGTGGTTATAAACTTATATCAGCAACAGGTAACGTATCACCATTTGGTGCTAGTTTACTAGGCATATTTGTTTCATCATCATCTTCAGGCACAATCACAGTTTATGATAGTGCTACTACTACCACAACAGCTAAAGTAATTGACACAGTTTCAGTATCAGCAGGCACATGGTATCCAATGCCTGTAGGTACAACTGCTGGCATCTACATTGTTGTAGGTGGTACTCTTAGTGCTACTGTGGTATTTGCATAAGCATGACTAAAGTAGAACTTTACCTAAACGTTGTCACGCAGTATGACAAAGAGTTCTCCAAATGGATGAACCGTACTGACAAGATATTGCGTAGATATAGGGATGAACGTCAAACTAATTCAACCCAAACACGATACAACATGCTATGGGCTAATGTAAACACGCTAAAAGCTGCTACATTCTCACGCATGCCTAAGGCGGATGTATCACGCAGATTTAAAGACAATGATCCAGTAGGTAGAGTAGCATCACTTATCCTAGAAAGAGCAATGGAATTTGAGATTACTCACTATGGTGATCTTAAACATTGCTTAGAATCTTCTGTATATGACAGATTCTTAGGTGGTCGTGGATCAGCATGGGTTCGTTATGAGCCTAAGATTGAATCACAAGACTATTCAACATCTGAACAAGATGAAGAATCAGATGAAGCCGCAGAGTATTTAGATACAGAAGCAGCACCTATTGACTATGTACATTGGAAAGACTTTGGACATGAGCCAGCTAGAACATGGGATGAAGTAAACAAAGTATGGCGTAAAGTTTATATGTCACGTAAGGCTTTAGTAGACAGATTTGGTAAAGAATTAGGTGAGAAGATTCCACTAGATTCAAGCCCAGATGACCAAAAATATAAAGACTCAGATGGTATAGGTAAAAAAGGCCTTATTATTGAGCTATGGGATCGTGAAACTGAAACAGTATTATGGATCTCTAAATCACTTAATCAAATCTTAGATGAAAGAGATGATCCTTTAGAGCTAGAGGAATTTTTCCCATGCCCTAAACCACTCTATTCAACTATTACTAACGAATCACTTGTACCAATCCCAGACTTCACACTATATCAAGACCAAGCTAATGCTTTAGATATACTCTCTACACGCATTTCTGGCCTTATAGACGCATTAA